GTTTCCTTGAAAACCACCCAAGCCTCAAAAGGCCATGGTAAACCTGCAGTCTAGGCTAAAGCCAAGGTCCGAGGTTGTACCACCGTCGAATCAGAAGTCTCTTCTTAGAGACCCTGACACGGCGCCTCAGATGAACTTTGTTACCAAAGCCCATCTCGTAACTGCTGTTCCTCAACCTTGCAAGCAAGAGAGAGGGGTGGTCTGTCTCATACCCTAAAGGGGTAGTCACTAGAGATGAAGCATAATGTCCTTCGACACCATGCTTAGCTCGCTGAGGTGAGGATCTATCGAAATTCTCGATAAACGCCCCATCTCCATAGCCATCTGATATGAATGTCGGTCTATTGACACTCTTTATCAGGAAGTCAACTACGGGCCGGAATCTCGCATCACAATGGGGGTAAACATCCCCAAAGTGAGAGAGACGACGTATCCCATTAGCGACCTTAAACTTCTCTAATGAGCCAACCACCTGTTCTACTAAGTAGAACGGTTTGCAGTTTACACCATTAAACCAATGGGCCCCGCAACTCTCACGGAACGGTCCGTCAAAGAAACTTTTTGACGGATTTACCGTGAAGCCGTAGAACTCACAGGTCTTCTGGTATTGGATGAAAGCGCCACTGGGAATAATTACATCATCCCCATAAACGCTGATATCTCCCACGTCAAACCCATGCAGAGTACATACTGCGTGGGCGATGGCATAGAAGATCAACGTCTCAAGCTCGAAAGTAAAGCCGTTTCCCATACTGGAAAACTTTTCGTACCTGATGGTTTTTCCACCGACGGCGCCGTACCTCGACCTCAAAATGTCCATGACAGTATACCACCGGGGGGGCAATAGCTCCTTAACGGTGGATGCACTGATCGTGTCACTGGCAGAGGAGAAATCAACGGTAGCAAGATTATTATATTTGCTACCAACTCTAGAAAGAGCTTGGTTCCTCCCCTGCTGCCTGAGATCGATGCTCACCCTAGAAAGCCTACGACGGATCATTTTGCCAACGCCTAACTGAAACCAGATATTATATCCTGGCTCTATAGCGATGACTCGGTCCGTTTTCGAGTTCTTAGGGACGGTAACAACCTTATTCCCCTCTCTTATCTCCATTTTTGGGAGAGTCCAAGAGGGATAGGCGACTGCGTAAAGATCGCCCATAAGGTCGAATAGAGGACGCGTTGTCCCGAGTTCACCCCGGAACTTAGCCGCTGAGCTGACGTCAGATCCTTTAACATCAAGGCTGGCGCCAGGTCCCCAGTTGGCGAGGTCAATCATCTCCTCCGGGTTAAAGTCACCTAAGATGGACGCAATTTTTCGAATGATTGCATGGTGCAACCACTCGCTAGACAGTTGTTTTATGACCGTCCAGTGATATCCACGAAGGTTAACTTTCCTACACTGCTCCTCAGCTTCCAAGAACTTAGTTAGAGCGACCTTCTTCTTGTCGACTTTCATAGACAAAAAGACGCTCTTCGAAAGGAACTTGGTTGCTAAGTAGGCAGTTCTGAAGTCTTCCGAGTTGATGTAATGCAATGGATCGCATTTCATGTCGGCCATCTGGTCATGTTCGTTATTAGAGAACAAGAGCCAGACGGCCAACGATCGGGGACTATCAAGGGAGGTGAGAAATTCCTCTACAACTCGAAAGGTTGTGACAGACACTGACATAGTCGTATCCTCTTTCAGAAGTTATAACTTCTGAAGTGAACCTCTACTCCGTCTTTAGTAAACGGATTCGAGATCCACGACAGCCTTTTGGATATCCGTAACCGGCCCTGACGTATAAGACAGGGCTTTGGCGTTCCCGACCAGAAGGTTGGTCAGAATTGCCAGGATATCGTACCGATCGTCTTCGGTCGCCTTTTTAGGGATGACGAATTCGATCGTGCCGATGCAGTCACCCACTTTGAGTGACGAATCGGTGGCGTCCATTACAGGGAGTACGGCTTTTGCAGTAATCCGAGCAACCTGGCTTCCTGCTTTCGGGAGCTTGACGCTCAACGTGAATTTCGGACGGGCGTCCAAAACGTCGCCCAATACGAACCACGTTGCAACGCCAGAGGCGTCGATAAAGGAAGGGACAAACGCATAACTGCCACCACTCCCTGCGGAAGATCCGCTCTGGAAGTTTTGGCCGTCATGTGCGGAAACGGATGCGATAGCACCCATAAAATGCTCCTTAACGAAGTTGTTGGAACAAAGCGAGAGCTTCGGCCAAATGAACCGTGGAGATGGGATTCTTGAACTTGGGTAGCGGCACATCTGGGAGGGGTATTACTTCCCTCTTACAGAATATTGTGTTCACCATCCAGCCTTGACCACCACCTTCAAAGAACAAATAGCCGGGATCCTGAAGTCCGTCCGTCCTATTTAAAAAATAGGGGGGGTACGAACCAAGGGCGCTCCCGACGGCCGTCACAGATGTTTGATTCTCAAAGAGCTCGAAGACTTCCTCAACCGTATCGATAAACACGGTCTTGTAGGACTCCTTGATCGTGAGACCATCTAAGGCGCTCATACTCTGAAGCCAGTTACCTATTGGCAAAAACCAATCGGCGACGAAGCTAAAGGGCACGAGTTCCCAGATGACGTTTACTGGGTTAGTAAATCCCAGCATTGCCGCTTGGCGCTGAGCGTCGTTCGACACTGAAAAGATTGATGAGTACTTCACTCTGATCTTTGTCGTCCTTCGCCTAAAGCCTTTGCCATAAGGAGAGCTTACAAGCTCTTCAGTGACAACGGTCTTAGTAGCGCGACCACTGGATTTAACCGGTCTGGCACGTAAAACGTACTCCGCCAGGTGTTCCGCAGCGCCTTCTAAGTCGCCGAGGAGAGGTTCAATCCCGTACTTGTACACCAAGTAGTCATTCGCCAACTCCTTTCTAGAAGTTGGAAACAACAGCTTGAAAGCACCAAGGAGATCAAGTTTTTTAAGCTTGAGAAAAGTTCCTCCAAGGCGCTTGGCCAAGTCAAGAATCATATTGACTGTCTGCATGGCCTGTGACAATTCGGTAGCTAGGTCAATCTTCTGGTTCGCCAACTTTGCATAATGACGCTTGAGCGCTCTGTCGCTCAGTTCTGTCACTTCTGCAGCATAGGTGACCAAAGGATCCGCACGGTCTACCACGGAATCCAAGAGAGAAAACTGAAACGGGGATGAACTCAACCCTAGACCAGTAAAATGGTCTTCAGGATGATATTCATACAAGTTCAATTCCCCCAACAAGTTTCCGCCGTCCTCAGCAGGCCTACGATCCCGGGTGCCAGCATCCTTAGTAACAAAGAAGGTGGCAGCACCGTAAAAGTAGGGTGAGCTCTGACGAAAATAAAGCAAATCATTAACTCTCAGATTGCTAGCCAGGTGCGGATTAGCTCGTCTGAATAACCTATCACTAGGTCTCAGACGTCGCACCATAATCGGCTGGCTACGAAAGCGAATAAATTTGCCAAACGTTCGATCAGTGCCATCAGCGATCCTTTCGTATTTCGAGAAGACATCGCGTACTGTTTTCAGTACCCAGCCCTCAGGAACCCAATTGGGATCTTTGACGGGACGCTTTGATCTCCAATCCACTTTCGCCAAATGAAAGGCGTGACGTATATTCCTTTCAAAAAACAGCGAGCTCTGAGTGATACGAGGTTTCTGTTCGTACCACTCTAAGAGTCTTAACTTGAACGGAGACAAAGGTTTTTCAAGCTTGTTCACCTTTGGAGAGTTATAATTCGTGCTTTCGCGATACTCTCGAAGAGGTAGTGTGAAGTACCCCTGTCCAAAGTCAGTATAGTCTACACCGCCTGAGGCGGTGAAAACTAGTTGACGATAGAGATAAGGGGAAACTATCTCCACATTTTCATCGAGAATGCTAGGCACAAAGGTTCTCCTCAGTTATAAACAAAG